CATAAGTTGCCCGTTTTTCTGTCTGTTATCATGACCCTTCTCCCCATAAGCCTCATCCACCTGTCTCTGATCGTAAATATGGTTAACCATACTATCTTTCATTAACTCGCGAAGTTGACTAAACTCTCCACACTGTTTGTCCCAAATATCCATGAACGCATCTATAGCAACCTCTGAAGCCCAGGATCGGATTTCATTAGTTGCATCAGAATAATCTCCCGAATGAAACTTTTTTCCTTTTAACCTACCGAATCTCAGGTTTAGCAATTCTGCTGAAACCGGTTGACCAGTAAGTTCAAAGTTCCAAAATTTTTGGAGAGTGCGCCACATAAACACCTGGAGTGGTTTAAGTACAAAGTATTTAAGGGGGGGACCTTTACTAATAGGACGGACTTTTAATGCTTCTTTAAGACCTATAACCTTAACTTCTGGAGCCTCCTTACTCGCCATCTCGAAGATATTATCATACCAATCGAAATAACTTTCCGAAAATTTCTCGTTGTCAAAGTTCATTGATGTTACAGGTAGCTCGAAATCCCTTTGTGCCTCTTCTTCCCAAAAACCATTGAGACCGTACCTAAAACTTTGGCTGTTACTTGCCTGTGTTGAAGATACTTCCATCTCTGGTTTATTGAAAGTTCCTGGTTTAACAAATTTCTTTATAACTCCCACCGCCCCCATCTTCTTTACAGTATTGTTTACCGTAGCTGAAAATGAAGGAAAATGGGGTTTAAGAAGGATTTCGACTCCAAGCTTCTCTTTCTCGAACAGTTCTTTGACAGTCCTAACGATTTCCTTTGATAGCAGTTCTTTATCTATCACAAGAAAATTTTCTGGATCACCGTCTTCAAACATGCCCTTGATAAGATCAACCATCACTGGTGAGGCCCTATAAGGTTCCGCTTGTACAGGTTCTTTAAAATAAATTACATTTACGCTTACTTCTTCTCTTCCTTGAGTCATAGAACGGATATTACTATGAACTGTATCCTTTACTTTCAGATCTGAAGGTCGAGGCATTGCTTTCTTGGAGGTTAGTATCGATAGGGCGAAACTTTCTAGTCGTCCTAACCTATTAAGCTTCCGGCAGTACTGATAAAAAAGACCACCCATTAGTGTCTTGTGTGTAACACTAGACACCTTTGGAACAGGTAGTTCTTCATCAAAAACCAGTGCATAATAATGAC